GGTGCATTAAAGGTTTCTGCTACAAATGGTGGTTCAGATGTTGATCTAACTAGCACTGGTACTGCTGCTTCACCTAATGAGTTTCAAGTTGAATATGGTGCTTTTGAATCTGTTACTCAAGTAAGAGAGTGGACATTTGAGATTGAAAGGGCTGAGATTGATGTAACTACTATTGGTGGAACTCCAGGCCAGAACGTCAAATTCAGAGAGTACATTGCAGGATTTGGCGATGGCACTGGCTCCGCTACTGCTTATATGACTAATGAAGACACTGCAATGGTTAACAGAATGATTCAAGATGTATTTCAACGTGAGCAGGTAGGAGCTTCATTTAAGTTATACATTGATCAGGTATTTTCTGGTGGAACGTTGAGCGATACGCTAAGTCGTTCTATCGAGTTTCCAGCAACTTTGACCTCCGCATCAATGAACGTAAACCCAGATGATGCACAGGAAGTAACTATAAACTTTAGACCAGCAGGAGATGTTAATTTCGATCTTAGTCAAACATAAGTAAGCACTAAATAAAAGTCGTGATAGAGTAATAGTGTATAAAATATTTTTATGGCATCCAACGTAAAAACGATTCGTGCAATAGATCGTTTAAAAAAAGCTGCAAACTTAGAACCCACTAAGAAGGAAATAGAGCTTTCGGATGGAACGGTGTTTGAAATGTGGGTTACTCCGTTAACAATGGCAGAAAGAGAAAGGGCACAAAAAGGAGCTAAATCTGACGATGCAAATGAGTTTGCTCTTCGCTTATTGATGACTAAAGCTCAAGATGAAAATGGACAAAAACTTTTTTTATTAGGAGAAATAGACGTACTTAAGAATGAAGTTAGAGATTCTGATTTACAGGCTTTAATGCTTGCTATTGTTGCAGAGGAGGAAGAACCAATAGACCCAAAAGACTAAGTGAAGAGTTGCGAAAAGATAATTTAATGCTGCTTCAATTTGGTATTGCCAAAGAAATAGGTATGCCTTTATCAGAGGTTAGAAAAATGACATTAGAAGAAATATTGGGGTGGTCTGCTTATTTTCAGGTACTAAACGAGGACCAAGATAGGGAGCTTAAAAAAGCTAAAAGACGTATTTAGGTTTAAACTAAGGCATCATTAGTTGGAATAACAGTGGCTTCGTATGACGCTCTAATAAATTTAAGGGTAAAAGGTTTAAACGATTTAAATAAAATTGATAATGCTGTTAACGGAATAACAAAGGGAGCAAGAAATACAACAAAGGCTGTTAAAGACTCTAATAAAGTCTTAATGACTCAAGGGTTGCGTCTGAGAGCTTTAGCTAAGAGTCAAAATACACTTATTGAAAAAATGCATCGAAGAAAAGGAAAAGATGCCTCTTTTCTTTTACCCGATTCTAAAATGCTTAATGCGTCTGCTAGAGGCATAAAAAGGCATTTTAGTGAGCAACAAGCACATGCAAGGCATATAAATAAAGTTCAACAAGCAACTTTAAATGTAGAAAAGAGGAGAGTTAAACTTAATAGGGATTTAACCAACCACAATAAAATATCTGCAAGAATAGGAAAAAACATTCGTGCAGCTAAGGCTGCTGCTCACAGAGAAGAGATCAGAACTCTACAGCAAATAATAAATTTAAGAACACTTGCTGATAGGGCTGGCGGTATAGGGGCAAGGTTAGGAGCTTTAGATGCACCTGCTCAACTTAATACAAGAGGCAGAGGAGGAAAGATGCTTGCTTTGCCTAGTGCAGAAATGAGAGCAAATTTACCTGGAGCTTTTCAAAATGCTCCTGGTTTTAGAGGAACTAAAGCAGGTCCAAAAGGAAGTGGTGCTTTACAAAGTGCATTAATTAGTGGTGCATTTCCTCTGTTATTTGGGCAAGGACCGTTGGGTGCTATTGCTGGTGGTTTAGGTGGAGGTATAGGAGCAAAAATCGGGGGTCAAATGGGAGGATTTGCAGGAGGTCTTGTCGCTACTGCTGCTCTTCAATCTATAACGCAAGCAATTACAGGTATATCAAACTTAGGTCAAGCACTAAATCCATTTACTGCTGACATAGGAAAACTTACACAAGCTTTAGGTATTGCTGGAACAGCAGAAGGAGCAAGGTTACAAGCTATAGAAGCTTTATCTGGGAAACAAGCTGCATTAGCAGAAGCCACAAGATTAATGAACCAACAGTTAGGTATTGCAGGAACAGAAACGCTTAAAGTATTTGGTGAAAAAATGAAGGGCGTTGGAAATGAATTTAGTAAGTTAATGACTAAATTAGGTGCTGTATTTGCAAAATTAATTTTAGACACAGGAATATTAGATTTTCTTCAAGGAATACTTAGCTTTGTAAACAATATAGATATGAATAAATTTAAAGGTCTTAGCCAAATGTTTCTAGGTCTTGCTTCTTTTGATTTAAGAGGATTTCAACAGGGAGTTAAAACGTTTAACACACCATCAGAGAAAGATCCAACTTTAAAAGTGGGTGTAGTTGGCAGTCAAAACCTTTTTGGAAAGACTTTTGAAAATCAGGAAGAAAAGATAAAATTTTTAAATGATGTATTAAGAGTAGGCAAAGAAAAAGCAGAACTATTAAAACTTGAAAGAGAAGAGGTAAAGAAAATAGAAGATGCAACAGGAGAAACGTTCGATTTAAATGACGCTTCAAATAAAGCAAATTTAACAAAGGTAAAGAGCAATGCAGAGTTAGCAAATGTTATGGAAAGACAGGTTGCTTTAGCCGAGCAGTTAAAGTCAACATTGTCTGAAGGTATAGCGACTGCTATAGAAGGTTTGATTACAGGAGCTAAGTCTTTACAAGAATCTTTTTCTAGCATACTCAAGTCTTTCGGAAGCATACTTTTAAGAGCAGGAATTTCGAATATGATGGGAGGTTTAAATTTTGGTAGTTTCTTTGGTAAAGGAGTAGTCAGTGCTCAAGGTAATTACATTTCAAACGGCATAAGACCTTTTGCTACAGGAGGAATGGCTACAAGACCTACTATTGGACTTGTAGGAGAAGCTGGAGAAGATGAGTACATAATTCCTGCATCTAAGATGTCTACAGCAATGCAACGCTATTCTTCAGGAGTTAGAGGTCAATCTGTAATTCCTGGCACTGGCTCGTCACAATCTGGAGGTGGTGGAGGTGCTTCAACTACTGTTAATTACTCTGGTCCTGTTTTAACTTTTAATAGTGAAGAGTTTGTACCTAAATCTGCTGTTGGAGAAATAATCGCAACTGCTACATCACAGGGAGCTAAGGCAGGAGAAAACAGAACTTTAAGTACACTAAGAAATAATAGAAGTGCTAGATCAAGGATTGGAATGTAATGACAGTTGTTGCTTTAACTGCTTTTCTAACTGTTAAAAAAGTTGACGGAACAGTAGAACATAAATTTCAAAACGGAAAACATTCTCCTGTTGATGGACACGATTATTTATCTTTTATTTATCAAGGAGCAGCAATGAATAGATCAGGAGACAACCTAGAAGCTTCAATTATTCTTGCTAATAATTTATTGAGTATGAATCATGTTAAAGACTTTGTAGATAATAAATATGTAGTAGAAGTTGAGACATTTTTAATGACAACAGATTTTAATAAAGATACCGTTGCTGCTAACGGAGGAAAGATAAGTGGTGAAACTTGGTTAGCTGCTGGTATGCGTTACGACTCTCAATCAATAGAGTTAGTTTTATCTAGTGCTATAGACGCTGTTGGTGCAAACGCTCCACAACAAACGTTGACGAAGACTAGGTGTTCGCATCTTCCTTTAACTGGGACTTTGCAAAACCTTTGAAACCTTATGAACTAATAGGTCTTGAATATCGCTTAGGGGCTGATCCTGTTAGGCATAAGGCAGGTGACTGTTTATCTTTGGTTCGTACAGTTTTAGGTCATTATGGTTTTACTGTTCCAAAAGGAAAACGTGATTGGTATAGAAGATTAAAAAGAAAGGACTATAGTATCTTTTTTGAAGAATTAAATAGGTGGGGAGTTGAATCACCCCCTAAACTAGGAACAATTGGCTTATGCAAATCAGATGATGGTTATGGCATGGCTGCGTTTTATGAGGAAGGATGGCTGAGTTACCAAAAAACATTAGACAAGTCGGTGGTGAAATGGTCTCCGCTAAAAAACCTTTTAGTCGTAGGGTGTTACTTCCAACGGAAGCTGATCTCTGTAACGCACTTGGGATAACAGAAGAAGAATATTTTCAGTTTTTAGAAAGTGTAGCTGCAAAGGTAAAAGAACGTCCAGAAGCCTATGGTTTAGTACCTGATCTTGTTGCTGGTCCTGCTGTCATAGCACCTTTTTATGCTGGTGGTTCTTTAACTTTTCTTGGACAGATTGCCGTTGGTATTGCTTTAACTGCTGCCAGTGTTCTATTAGCACCAAAGCCTCCAAGCATGAGGCAAGGCACCAATGAAAGAACAGCAGATATAGGTGGTACTAAAAGGTTTGCACCGCAATTTAGTTTTAATAGTGTTCAAGATTTAGCAAATTTAGGAGATTTAGTTCCTCTTGTTTTTACAAATCGTCAAACAATAGATGGTATTAAATATGGAGGTGTTCGTGTTAATTCACAGCTTCTTTGGTCTCAAATGGTTAGCTTGGGTCGTTATCAACAATTAAAAATACTTGCGTTGTTTTCTTTAGGCAAAATAGCTAGAAAACCAGATTTAAAAGGTTATGCAATTGGTGATTTGTTATTAGAAAATTATCATGCAGATAAAATTTTTAAAGACAGCACTGGAAATATTCCTTTTTTAACTGACGGAGGAATAATTCCAAACGATACTTTTAAAATTGATAATTTAAGACATTTTTGTGGAACAAGAAATCCTACTACTCAAGCAACATTTGGTTTAAGCAATCCAATGCCAAACGCTACTTGGTATTATTTGCCGTATCAGTTGGTTAGGACGAAAAGTGATATTAGTGATGATGATTCAAGACCAGCAGGAAGAATTGCATTAAAGAAAAGAAGAAAACTTCTTGGAGCGTGGCCTATGGGAGCAGGGTTTATGAATGGTGGAACTACTGCTCAAAAATTAGGCAATGTAGATTTACAAAAAGGCTTAGAAATTCATTATCAAATAGTTGGCTCAACAGATGATAAAGGTACTCCATTTTCAGGTATTGCGTATCAACAAGATGCTCCCCCTGGAAGTGATTTAACTTCAGATCCACACGGTCTTGAAGATGTTAACGCTGCAACAAAAACGGTAAGAGAAGCAACGGACTCATATCTTGCTATAGGTGAACAGTATATGGCTGGTTCAGCATTAGTAACTTGTTATGACATTAGAGAAGATGATGAAACAATTACTGGCCAACCTTGGAATGGTAAAAAAGTTAGGGCATTCTTTTTTAGAGTTGTAGAACCTGGAAGATATGAAGCTGTTTTAAATGCAGAGTTAGCAACACACTTAGGTAATCCATATTGGGATACAAATGGAGATTTCTTTACGGTACGTTCAGGAGATCAAAATAAGTTTTTTTACGAACAAAATCATCAGGATATTTTTCCTCCTAACAGTCGTTATGCCTTACAAAAAGTTACGTTAGGTACTATTTCAAATAATAGAAAATGCCATATTACTGAAATAGGTATTAAGTCAAAAGTATTTAAAGAAATACAATTTGCAAACGTAAATAGTAAACCTTCAGATGAGAAACTATTTGATATTTATGATAACAATTCAAGTTTACAGCTTGGTAATATAAATAAATTTATTACTAGATATAGTTTTTTTAAATTAGAGGTAAGAAAAGTTGGTGAAGATGATTGGAAATGGTTAAAACCTACAGTAGATACAAATGTACATACTGGTTTATTTTGCGTTAGAGGTAATACACCAGAATTTCAATATAATTATATAAGAATAGATCAACCTACATTAGATCAATACGAGTATAGATTTTATCCTTGTCCTGGGGCTGCTGTTGTAAAGGAAGTTCAAGCTTATGAAGAAAGAGAAAGACATAACCCTGTTAATGCAATTATTTTAAATGCAAACGGAATAAGAACGCCTGGGGCTGTTAAAACATTTGAATGTGATGGTTATTATGTTAGATATGCAGGAGATACTTTTTATGCGTTAACTAAGCAAAGATTAAGTAATACAGAATGGAATTTAGGTGAGCCAAGCAAAAATAAATTACAAACAGCTTCTAGGAATGTTACTGGTTTAAGTAAAACACAAGAAGGAAGTAGAAATGATTATTCAATTAGCAACTTGCCAATAGCAAGACCAATACAAACAATATTTACTAATAAACTTTTTTATCCTGGGTTTGGAGGTTATGTTACAGGTTCAGGAGCAAATCATACTGTCA